TATAAAGAGTGTATTCTCTAGTATATTCGATACAATAGGTGGGGTATTTAAGGGTGTTATAAACACTGTTATAGACGCCATAAATACTGTAATAAATGCTATAAATAAAATAAGTTGGGATGTCCCAGATTGGGTTCCAGGTATTGGAGGTTCTAAGTTTGGGTTTAGTATCCCTACAGTTCCTAAATTAGCACAAGGTGCAGTCATTCCACCAAATCAGGAATTTTTAGCTATATTAGGTGACCAGAAGCGTGGTGTAAATATTGAGACTCCTCTTGATACTATGCTTCAGGCTTTTAGAGGCGCATTAGCAGAGTTCAGTGATTATAATGGAGGGGACATTATTATACCAATTTATGTTAATAGTGAATTAAGTTCAGAAGAAATCATAAGAAGACAGGATATAGCACAATATCGTAGTAACGGAAAATAAACAAAATATTGACTTATCGTAGTAATTGTGTTATAATTACTATGATAAGCCTGGGAGGTGATTTTATGGCTTTATTAACAGTTGATGGGGTAGCACTTAGAGAGCCGTCACAATACGACATAGAATACAGAGACTTAGACTCAGAAAATAGTTATACAAGTGAGACTGGTATATTGAATCGTGATATGATTCGTTCTAATCAGCGTAAAATATCTGTTGGTTGGGATAGATTAACTGCTGAGGAAATGAGAGTTATTTTACATGCAGTAAGTGGCAAATCTGAATTTCAGTTACACTATTTTGACTATTATGATGCGGAATATAAGGACGGTAGGTTTTATGCTAATAATAGACAGGGCGTCGGTAAGAAGGTCAGAAAAATCGGAGGTCTTTTTTCACTGTCCTTTAACATAACTGAATTTTAAGATTGGTGGTGTTTTTATGATTGATATTTCTAATGCTTTAAATGAATATCTTAACAAAACTACTAGATTTGAAGGTCAGTATATTAGAGCCGAAATAAAGACAAGGTCAGGAATCAATTACTCGATATCTGATGATGAGCTTAGCGGTGGAACTGTAAAGATAGAAAAAAAGTCTGTAAGTGGCTCTTCTTTTGACATAGGCGAATGCTACATCAATAATGCAACTATAACTATTATCGATAAGGAAAATAAATATTCAAGTAATTTTAATAATGCTGATTTGTCTTTGTTTTTTGGAGTAAAAAATGCTTCATTAGGATTAGATGAAGAGATTCAACTTGGTAAATTTATTATTCCTACTGATACTACTATACGAAAAATAGCATCTATTCAGTTAATCGGAGATTCGGTTTTAAGTAAGCTTGATATACCAACAAACGGGGTAGTAACTTCAGGAAAACCTTATGCTTTAGTTTCTTGGTGTTGTGACGTTTGTGGGTTAGAGTTGGCACTTACAGAAGCTGAATTTAATGCTTTATCTGAAAATACAAGTTATACTTTTTATATATCGGAAGATTCTTCAATAGAAACTTATCGAGATGTTATAATGTATGTGAGTCAGATTATTGGAGGTTTTGCTACTGACACTAATGATGGAAAACTGACTTTCAAGACTTATAACACTTCTAATTCTGTGTTTAATATAAATAACGACACAATAGCATCTAGTAAATTAGGAGACTCATCTTATAAATTAGATGGTATGAGTATACAGTTTAATAATAAGGTCTTGTATATACACGGCGATAGTAAATCAGAGTATGCATTAGATTTAGAGAGTAATCCTCTATTTGATAAGTTAACTGAAGATTTAGTAGTTATAATTTGTAATAATATCTGGAAACAATTAGAAGGCTTAACATTTAGAAGCTTTGATTTTCAGTATAATGGTAACCCAGCAATAGAGTGTGGTGATATATTAAGTAATGACGTTAGAGGCTTTTCTAGTTTTATAACTAGTTTATCTTGGGTATATCATGGTAAATCATCAGTTGTCGGAGCAGTTCTTGATAAACGAACCAAAACACAATCACAAAGCGTTAAGAAGGCAGCATCAACTGGAGGCAGTGGTAGTAGTTCAAATGAATTATCTATATTAAGATATATAAATACTGAAGAGTATGCATTAAATACTTTAGAAAGCAAAGTATTACAAATGTATTTTACTTTACCAGCTAATGTGTCACCACTATTCAGTTTTGTAATGATTACAAAAAATGAGTTAACTGGTTTAGTTTCTCTACGAATAGTGTATGATAATGTAGAGGTATTACTTAAGCCTAAGTTTCAATGTAGCTTGGGGTATCATACTTTGACTTTTACAAAGTCATTAGACCCAGCAGAAGCTGATATGCTTCATTCATTATCTGTTTACGCTACTTTTGTCGAAGATTCAGGACAGCAAATTGAGTCAATAATACCTTGCTTAGTTAATGCTTACGATATTGAAGCAAATATAATGGGTTGGAAGGCATCTAGTGGAAAATCAGAGTGGACAGGTCGTTATGAGTTAACAGATAAGGTTCCACTTATTTCATTAAGTAATGTTATTAATGTATTAGGCTTTACATCTAATATTAATGTAACTACAGAGGTATATACCCCACCAGTATTAGTTACTGATTTGTTAGCAACAGACGCTACAATATCTGGTTCTACTGAATTAAGAAATAATAGTAATGTTCCAGGTGGTAAAGACTTGGATTACCTAGGTGAATACCCTACTGATGTGGCTAGCTGGACTATTTCACCTACTACAAACTTATCTAAAGTAGAGATAAGTATAACTGCATCATCTGCTTCTGATACTCGTTCAATATGTTTGTATTTAGATGATACAAAAATAGTTAATGACTTAGTAATAACATCAGGAAGTTGGACTATACCTACGACAGTTGTTGCTAAAACTATTAATATGACTGCAGGTTCTCATACACTCACAGTTTCTAGGGGTAGCACTGATAGTAATGCACCTTTAGTAGCTTCAATTAATATAAAAGGATGGGAGTGATTATATGTTAAAAGGTAAAACAACTATTCAGTTGTTCGATGCAAAGACTGGAAAATTGACAGATGAGGTAACCAAGACAAACTTGGTTACTAGTGCTGTTAGAAATGCTTTAGGTGGAGCATTTAATCAATTAGCTTCAGGTAATATGTGGGCTGATGGTATGCGATATATAAATAGTTTGTATAGCTCACCAAAAGGAAAAAATTTTGCACAAGCTTTATATGGTGGAGTTTTAGTTTTCTCAAAACCTATTACTGAGGACGTAGACCATTGTTTACCTAGCATTGAAGAGATTAAGACTTTTATTGGTTGTGCTAATCAGTCAGCATCTAATACAGGTAACTCTTTCAGGGGTAGTATAAACTCAGGCGAATCTGAGGTAGGAAAAGACTATGTAAAGTTTGTTTGGGATTTTAATACTGACCAATGCAATGGAGACATAGCTAGTATATGTCTAACATCTGATTGTGGTGGAGCAGTAGGTTATGGTTGTGACGCAAAAGCAGCCGCACTCGAAGGCTTAAGTTTAAGAGACTTTTATTCTAATAATTTTTGGGATGCGTCTAAAGCAGCAGATTTAAATTACAATACTAATGGTGCTTTGGTAAATGCTGAGGGGTGGGGTGGTAGTGATGGAAAATGTGCCTACATAGATGGTGATTACTTACACGTAATTTATAGGGGTAGAGATAACAAGCAGAGTATCGCTAATGTGACATCAAAAGCTAAGTTTGGTCTAAGTTTAGTAGATGGTTTCAATTATGGAAACATAACATCATCAGAAGTTATTGATACAGGTATAGCAGCATATAAAGATATACCATATACAGCCAAAGACCACGGCTTTTGCCAAGATGGTGATGGTAGTTATGAAGAGTTTAAGCTTATAAAATATTCAGGTAACGGGGTAGCTGAACGAGTTACAATACCTGCAAGCAATATTAATTCAGCAATATTTGCATATTTTGGTCAAACAGGTAAGAATAGTTGTTTAAATAGTCAAGATAAAATAATTCATAATGATAAGTTATATATTATAACTGGACAGTTGAATTGGGCTGATTTAACTACACATCCAAATAAATTAAGAGTTTGGATTTTAAATTTTGATGGCACCTTTACTTTCAAGGATATAGCTGTTACAAGTAAGATGGCTACTTTACTTGCAGGCACTGATAAAAAAGGCGGATATTATGATACAGGTCTTGGTGGAACTTTAAGGTATTACAGGGGTAGTCTTGCTTATATAGCTCCAGACGGAACTAATGGCTATGCTTGGTTCTTGTTAGATAATGATGGAACTATGCAGACTAGTGCTTTTATGCTTGACAATAATATAAGATTACATTCTAATTATTGTCTAGTAGATAATGCAGACTTGATTCCAAATCCTTATATTGAGATGAATATGCATAGTAATTCTTCTAATTTGAGTTTATATGTTCCTTTACTAGTTTCAGCATACTTAGGCACAATAAATAATCAGGAGACAGTATTAACAAAAACTGCAGATAAAACTATGAAAATCATATATACATTAACACAGTCATAATAGGAGGTATAAATTATGGATAAAGTATTATTTATCGTAAAGACTAGTTTTACAGTTATAATATCTACTGTAGTTGCAGCTCTAGGTGGCTTTGATTCGGCACTCGAGTTGCTAATCTCATTAATATTGGTTGATATGGCTTCAGGGGTAGTATATGCTATCATACAGAAGACTTTAAGTTCAACTGAGTTACGTAATGGAATCATGAGAAAGGTGTTTATTTTCCTAGCTATTTTCATAGCATTGAAGGTTGATACGTGTTTGCTAGACTTAGCAGGAAAAACACCTACATTTTGGGGCATATCGTTATCAATAAGGACTTTAGTTGTTATTTGGTTCTGTATTGAGGAGCTAATAAGTTTATTAGAAAATTTAGCTAATATTGGAGTTCCTTTCCCTAAATGGGTTAAAGAGGTATTAGTTCAGGTATCTGATTGTGTAGATAAGTCTACACCAAGAGAGGTTATAGATTGGATTAAAAAGACATTCAATATAAAAGACAAGAATGAATAAGTAGATATATTGACATTTTTTTAGTTTTATGCTATAATAATTGAGTAATAAATTTAGGGCTTTGCCTTACGTTCTTTCTCATTTTATTGTCCTCTTTTTAGATAGGTGGGGCGCATTACAAGTTTGTAGTGTGCTTCACTTATTTTTTGTCTTTATGAGGTATTTTTCTGTATTTGTAATATCAAAATATATTTTGTATAATCAAGGGGTAGTAAATATATTTTACTACTTTCAAGATGAAAAAAGTGAGTTGTAAAAATATCTATTATAATGTTATTTTTCACTTACTTGAGTTCAAAATATATTATGTATAAAATGAATAAACAATGTGGTGATGGTTTTAATCTTGCCCCTCACGAATATTAAATTGAACAAATGTGAGACTCCACACTACAAAGTGAATATCGTTTTATATTAAGCAAAGAAACTTATTACATTATTTATTATTTAGGAGGACAAAAAAATGAGATTAAGTAGTAAAGTGATTGAGAGTAAAGAGTTTAAGAAAGAGCATAGAAGCATTCGTATGTTTAGTAGTATGGATAATCTCGTTACAAAGTTTGAAGAAGTTAATGGTATGGTATTAGCATATGGAAGTGATACAAATGAGCAAGGTATTACTGAAATAAGTTTTTACAAAGAGGTCTCAGTTCAAGGGGTAGTTATCACTCTTAAAGTTTATCTTCAAGCTTCAGGAGATAGAATATACTACCATAGTTGTAGTATACCTGATGATGTCCTTGGGTTGGATGTTTTTAGTCCAGATGAGTATGCTCAGTTTGTATGGCTCAAGGAGTCATTGCTTGAGCAGGTTTCTTCGTATCTTACATATGAAGTCGATTATACTAACTCTACAACGAAAGATGTAGAGGAAGGTCTTAAGAGGTCTTTATTAGACATCACAGACTTTAAGGTTCGTGAGGATGAACCTTGTAAATATTAGGTTTATTTCTATAGACCTAATATAGAAATATATTGTATGAAATGCTAGAGGAGTAAAAATCACATTACCGCCTTTAGATGAGTATCTTTTATAAGGTGTTTCCTTTAGCATTTGATATAAAAATATATTTAACAAATAAAAAATTGGAGGTATACATCATGAAAATTATTAAGTTTCTTGCAAAGCATTGGGTTTGCACATTGATTTTAGTTACTGTCATTTTTGCAGTAGTTCTACCTAATTTTGCAACTATGTTACAATCAGGGGTAGTTACTTGGATTGAGAGTTTATTTTAAAGGAGGGTATTAAAATGACAGAGAACGATTTAAAATCAAAGTTATTTATTGATGGTTTAAGTAAGATTAGTAATCTTGTTGAAAGGACTGAAAGTGTAGAGAAATCTTATGAGTTTACAAAGAGCAAGCTTTTGAGTGAGGATATTTTCTTCGAAGAAAAATCAGATGTAGTATATAAGGTAGCTAGAGATTATGATACAGTAGCTTCTGACTATATCAGGTGCCTTAGAAAAGAGCTAAATGAGTTGATGAAATTATCATCTGATGTTATTTTAGGTTCAGATGTTGATTTAAATAAAGTTTTAAATAAATAGTATTTAGGAGGAAAATTATTATGGCAATGAGAAGAATGACAGCAACAATGAGAGTTTTAGGGGTAGTTAATTCTACAGTAGTTAGAGAGTTTGATAATGATGGTGCTTTTAAGAAGGCTACCTTTCACCTATCAGATGGGCAGTATTCAGTTAGTTCTGACTTTTCTGTTAGAAAACTGGATAGTAATAATAATTTAACAGAGCTGAAATATCAACCAGCAAAAGGGGGTATATATAAAGAGATTACCATTTGTGGTATGAGAGTAAAATCTCATGCTCTAATCAAGGTTTTAACTGAAGAAGATGCTTTTGATAAGTATATGTGTGGTTTAGAAATTAACCACACAGTTATTACAAAGATGGCATCGAAGCCATTAAGAATTGGCAAGGATATAGGCTTCGGTAATGGAGAAATTACATGGGTTAATACAAAACCTTTAGATGCTGTATCGACAAACCCAGATTATTTGGAGTTTGTAAGTCGTAGCGAGAACATTCGCCACGGCAAGTTTATAAAAGAGTATTCTTTGTATGATACTTATGTATCTGCAAAGGATATAGACGAGCTTCGTAAGTTGCTCGTTCCATATAACACAGTCTTTGCAGATATGCAAGACCAGTGGGTTTGTTGGAACAGAACCAAGGTCGAGAAGTTCTACCGCAGTAAAGGGGTAGAGCAGCAGGTATTGTTTTAGAGGGGAAAATTCCCCTCTATCGATTAAAGGGGTTTATTAATATGTTATTTAAATATTTACATAAATGTTTGGGCTACTGAAGATACTTCAATCGTAACAATAAACCTTACTAAGGGTGCAGGTTTAAGGTTACTTACACCAAAAGACTTTGAATTTAGTTATTTAGGGGTAGATTTAAACGATACACAAACTGTTGTATTATTTAATGTAGATGGTAAATATATGGTATATGATGATACACTTTCAGATATTGAATATGACATGGATAGCTTTGAGTTTAGCATATATTTAACGAAAACAGACATTTATATAAAGTAAATAATGTATAAGTTTATAATAATATAGTTCTAGTTTGACCAGCAATGTTAAGTTGCTGGTCTTTTCTAGTTTAACCATAAGATGAATTATAGCATTTCACAACCAATAATTAACTAGTAATATAACTATTGACTTTAACTAATAATTGTGCTATAATACTACATATTAGGAGGTGACCATAATGTTTGAAAGCTTTAAGTTATCACGATTTAAAAGACAGGTAAAATCATGGACAGTTACCAATATAAAGTCATTTCACATCAATTGGTTAACCTTACTAGATGATGATAAAATAGATACATTTTTTAAATGTCTAGTTAATAATGTTACAAGCCAGCTGGCTATTGAAAACAATGTAGTAGTTGGCGATGATACAAGGATAGGAAACCTATTAGGGGTAGTAATCGAGTATTCATACCATATGATTTCAAATAATACATATGGATACTTGTTTAGTTACATACAAAATATATTTAATGATTACCACAAGGAGGTATAATGATGAGTTATTCAAGCTTAGTAGAGTATGTTAAGATTAGTCCTAACAAGACTTCACCTAGAGACCATGCTATTGATACTATCACAATCCACTGCATGGCAGGCAACTTGTCTATTGAGACATGTGCCAATGTTTTTGCACCGTCAAGTAGACAGGCTTCAAGTAATTATGGAGTAGGTTCTGATGGAAGAATAGGTTGTTATGTAGATGAGGCTGATAGAAGTTGGTGTAGTTCTAATCGTGCCAATGATATGAGGGCTATTACAATTGAAGTTGCCAATGATGGTGGAGCTGATACAGGTTGGCATGTTTCAGGGGTAGCAATGAGTTCACTTATTAAACTTGTTGCAGATGTTTGTAGAAGAAACAACATCCCTAAATTAGTATGGTCTGACAGTAAAGATGACCGTATCAATCATAGAAACGGTTGTAATATGACAGTTCATAGGGACTTCGCAAATAAGTCTTGCCCAGGTGATTATTTAATGTCTCAGATGCCTTATATAGCTTCTGAGGTAAATAAATTGTTAGGTGTTTCAGGGGTAGTTCCTCAGCCATCGGCTCCTCAACCTAGCAATCCAAATAAAACTTTGGACGAGGTTGCAAGAGAAGTAATTAAGGGTGTTTGGGGAAATGGTTCAGAACGTAAGGAACGATTAGAGGCAGCTGGTTACGTTTACTCAGCTGTTCAGGCAAAAGTAAACGAGTTACTTGGTTCACCTAGTTCTGAAGATATTAGCGAACCAGAGCCTGAACCAGAGCCTACACCTAGTTATTCTATTGATGAAGTCGCTCAGGCTGTAATCAGAGGTGATTATGGTAATGGTTCTGAGCGTAGGGAAAAACTTGAAGCTGAGGGTTACAATTACTCAGAGGTTCAGTCTAGAGTTAATGAACTTTGTAATGGTGGTTCAGTCAGCTCGACTCCTAGCAAGTCTATTGATACAATCGCAAGAGAAGTTATTAGAGGTGATTGGGGAAATGGTAGTGACCGTAAGGCTCGTCTTGAGGCAGCTGGTTACAATTACAATGAAGTTCAAGCAAGAGTAAATGCTTTACTTAAATGATAAGTAGCCTATGTATAATTGGGAGTTAAATAACTACTTTCAAAGTGTAGGTTACAAATTCAATAATTTTTACGATTTTGAGTGTATTAGGGGTAGTTCTCCTCAAGTCAGGTTTAATCTTGACTATGAGGATGACTACGAAACCTGTTTAAATGTATTCACTGGTGACGTAGATTACAATTGGAAAGTCCATATACTTAAGCAAAATAAATAGTTGATTTTTTAACAGAGGATAAAGGCATCCAATCAGGGGTAGCTTTTGTCCTCTTTCTAGTTAGGAGGAAAAATAATGGCAAAACAAATATGTTGAACTAAAAAGATAGTAGATACTTTTATTGAGGAAGCTTGTTTAACTAAAGATGAACAGGATATACTTCGCACAATGGTTGCAGGTCTTACAATATCTGAGCAAGCTGAAAAGTTTAATATTTCAGTAGGTAAGGTTAATAGGATTATTAAGAGACTAAAGTGGAAATATGATAATGTTCAAAAATACTGTAAAGATTTACCACTCCGCAAAATGAGTGCAGCTGAGTTGTATATGAATACACATTAGGATGATACTTTTTGATAGTTTATTGTTATTTATTTTGTATTAAAGTATAAATATGTTGGTATAAATAGGAGAGTTAAGTGGTATTGATTAACTCTCCTATTTTTGTTATACTAGGGGTAGATGAAGAGGTCTTAGGAGGTTATTTTCCAATGTTTAATAATTTTCAGCAAAATACGAGTTTTAATAATTACGTTCCATATAATAGTTATACTGCCAATTTAGCTCAGCAAAATGCAAACTTTAATAATCAAAATTTTCAGGCACAAACAAATATAACCTTTGTAAATGGTATGGAAGGCACTAAGGCTTTTCAGCTTAGACCAAACAGTAACGTCTTGCTAGTGAGCTCTGATAACTCTAAGTTTTATGTAAAAAGCACAGATAACATCGGTATTGCGAATATTAAAACGTATAGCTTTGTCGAGGATAAAAATTTACCAGCTGAAAACGTAGCTGCAAGTCAACCGAGCAATACTGGCGAACAAAATACAAAGTTATATGAAGAGATGAAAACTAAAATTAGTGAGTTAGAATCCAAAGTTGATGACTTACAAAGTAAGTTGAATGAGGTTCTTTAAGTTAGGAGGTATTGTAATATGTCAAATCCATTATTGAGTCTTTCAGGGGTATCCAGTAAGAGACCAAAGAGTATTGTAGAGCAGTTTAGAGAATTCAGGGGTAGATATTGAGTCTACCCACATTTTAATATGAGGTTATTTTTTATGTTAGAGATTTATATGGAAAATTCTAATGGCATTGCTACATCATTAAATGAGGCTATTGTATTTGATAATAATGTATTGCAGACAGGTTGCACAGCTACTGCTAATACACCTACAAATACTGTCAGACTGAACAAGGCAGGATTTTATTCTGTTCATATTGACGTTGTAATTGCAAATAATACTGCTGTGGCAGGTCTTGTAGGTATTCAGTTATATAACAATAATAATGAGGTATCTAATGCTTATACTGCTCAGACATCTACTGGAAATACTAATCTTGTTGCTGTAGGTTTTGATACTGTTGTTCAGGTTCGACCAAGTTGTTCGATGATTGATAATACAGCTAACTTACAGTTTAAGATAGCAAATAATAATGCTATGGTATATTTTGCTAATGTTGTAGTTACAAAAATCGCTTAACATTGGAGGGGTAGTTATGCATGATATTAAATCAATGGTTCTTAGTGAGCTTGAAAATTTTAAAGATACATGTATTACAATGAAGGACTCACCGACTCTTGATGCTTTAATTGATATTTACAAAGATATTTGTAATGTTGAATATTGTGAGTCTAAAGAGGAGCATTATAAATCTGAAGATGATACTTCCGATGGTATTGATAAACTTATGAGATTAAGTGAGCAGTTAAAAACTACAGATAGTGTTGCTGTTCAGGCTGATTATAATAAATTGGTTATAGATTTATTAAATAAAGCAAGTGATATTTGTAGTGCTTTAAAGTCTGCTAAAATGAGTAGTCAAGATACTGAAAATATAATATGATTTTCAAATAATGTGGTTTCATTGTATTAGGGGTAGTTATATTGGTCTTTGCCTATTTAAGGTGATGACCGATATTTTTTTTTATTGTTTTAAGTATTTAGTCTAGTTTGTGTATAATATTTGTTAGGTTATAGATTAGTTAGCTAATATAAATCTATTATATGACTTGACAATCTTTGAGTTTTAGTGTATAATATGAGTTGAAATAGGACTAAAATTCATCGAATTGTATCGCATTGTCTTGATATGTCTTATTTTGTCCAATATTATCGGTCTTTGACCGATACTGTTATGGTATGTCAATATTACTTTTCAGTAATATCATATTAAAACTATGAACATTATATGTAGGTATTAAATTCACTTGTGAAAGGAGTAAATATAGTATGGCTAAATTAAGAAATGCTCGAATGGAAAAGTTTTGTCAGTTTATGGCTAGAGAAGGTTGTGACCCATCAGAGGCTTGTTTTAAGGCTGGTTACGGGGTAGATGCTCACCCTCGTTGTGACTCATATCATGCTATGCAGGGTTCAAGATTAATGTGTCGTAAAGATGTAGTATTTCGTATTCAGGAGATTAGAGACGGAGTTTGTATTGAGGAAAAAGATAAACGTGAAACTATGATAGAGCGTTTGTATAAAATCATCAATTATAATCCAGCTAAGTATCTACAAGTATATCAGACTTGTCTCGAAAATGGTAGAACTGTCCAGGATACAATAATCAAGAAAGACTTTACAGACTTTACAAAGTGGGATGAAGATGATTTATCTATGATAGACCATTTTGATAGTCGCACTGGAAACCCTGTATTTATGGATAAGAAATGGGCATTTGAAAAGTTACTTAAGATTCTTCAGCTTGATGGTTCTGATAGAGGGGTAGATATTCAGGATATTCTTTCATTGTTTACATCAGCAGGCTTGAGACTTGGTAAACCTGAGGATGTTCAGGCTATGTTACAAGAGTCTGATGAGTCAACTACAGAAGATGATGACTTTGACGATTTAGATGATTTTGAGGATGATGATGAGTAATGTATACACAGACAGTCGAAATAAGACCTTTCAGCCAGAGGTATATTGATTATTATTATCGTTGCCTCTCCAATACTTATAATTGTCTTGAGGGAGCTTATCGAGCAGGTAAAACAGTTATTAATATTTATAGTTTTGCTAATTATCTTGAGTATTGCAAAGATAAGATACATTTGGTATCAGGTGCTTCAGCTACTACAGCAAGATTAAATGTAGCCGATTGTAACAATTTGGGCTTAACTTCTATCTTCAGGGGTAGATGTAAATCAGGTAAATATGAGGGTAATGAGTGTCTCAAAGTAAAAACAAAGACAGGTATTAAAATCGTTATCTTTGTTGGTGGTGGTCAATCTGATAGTTATAAACGAATACAAGGTCTTTCTTTTGGTTCTTGGCTGTCTGTTGAGTTAGCTAACCTTTATATATCTGATGATGAAAAAGACTTTGTAGCTATGGCACTTTCTCGTTTAACCCAGTCGCATGATAAAAAAGTTTGGTGGGATTTAAACCCAGTTTATCCTACTCATAAAGTTTATACAAAGTATATTGATAAGTTTTGTGAAAATGACAAAATTAAGATGAACTTTATGAAATGTAGTTTGTTTGATAATACTGCATTAAATGAATACCAAAAGCAAGAATTGTTAAATACTTACCCAGATAAAAGTAGTGTTGAGTATCAAAGGGGTATCCTTGGTAATCGTGCTTGTTCTGACGGCTTGATATTTACTTTATTTGCTAAAGATAATAGTCCTTGGGTATTAAATGATTTGAATGAGTCTTTGAAAGGTATTACTGTTCAGTTTATAAGTATTGGCGTAGACTTTGGTGGTAATGGTTCTAATACAGCTTTCTGTGCTACACTTATCTGTAATAACTATCATTTGATTATTCCTTTCTTCGATGATGAGATAGATATGAAAGGTGGTAACTCTGACGTTGTAGAGTTTCATAATCGGTTTAAGAGTTTTCTATTGACAGTTATTTCTCTCAATTTAGGGGTAGTAAGATATGTTTACGGTGACTCAGCAGACCCAGTTATGATTAATGAGATTAGGTCTGTAATCAAAGAGTTATCAATGTATAATCAGATTAGAGTTTTGAATTGTCAAAAGCATACTATTAAGAAGCGTATTACAGCAAAGCAGTCTATGCTTGCTAGACGACATTGGCTTGTTAATAAGTCTTGTAAGTTTGTTATTGGTTCTACTGAACATCAAGTTTGGGATAGTAGACCAGGACATGAAGATGAAAGACTTGATAACGGTTCTGTTGATATTGATATCGCTGACGCTGAAGAGTATAGTTGGTCAGCCTTTTTGGATAAGATAATTAAGTATTGTAGTTAGGAGGTCTAATAATGGATTATGGTTCAATTTTAAAATGTATCAGGGGTAGATTTGGTCACTGCTATAATGTTGCCAGCTACTATACTAAAATCGGAGAGTGGTTAGACTGGTATAAGGGTTATGTTAAATCATTTCATACTGTTAAGTATAGTAATGGTATTACTACACCTGCAAGGGATATGTTTCGTTTGAATATGGCTAAACGAGCTTGTGAGGACTGGGTTTCATCAGTATTGAGTGAGGACTTAAGTATTGTAGTTAGTTCATCAAACAATAAGTCTAGTATATTTGTGCAGGGTAGCAAGCAAAATGGTGGTGTATTAGGCAGCAATAACTTTTCTACAATACTATCTGACAATCTTGAAAAAATGTTTGCTCTCGGAACATCTGCTCTTGCTCTTGATTTGGATGGTATAACTGTTGATACTAATGGAAATATTATTAGTGGAGCAAATGCTACTATTAAGATTAAGTCTTACAATGCTACAAGAATTATTCCTATCTCTTATGATAACGGTATAATCACTGAGGTCGCTTTTGTTTCCGAGACTAGTATAAAAGGAAAGACTTATTATACTGTTAGTTCACATATCAAGGAGTCTGATGGTTATGTAATCTACAATGACGTTTATAATGCTAATTATCAAAATGTCAAGTTAAATATACCAGTATTGAGTATTATACGAACAAAGAGTATTAAACCTCTTTTTGTTATTATGAAACCTAATATTGCAAATAATGTAGATTTAGATAGTCCTCTTGGGGTATCCATTTACTACAATGCTATTGATACTCTTAAAGGTATTGACCAGGTATATGATAATTGTGTAGTCGAGGTTATTAATGGTCGAAGAATTATTATGATGAATAAGTGTTTACTTACTTGTGATGACCAAGGTAAACCTATTGCACCTCAAGATATGAGACAGTCTTTAATGCAGTTCTTTGGTGATGATGCAGATACTTCTATCAATGAATATATCAAGGACTTTGCACCGAGTTTACGTTCTACTGAGCTTGATGCCGAATTACAAAATCAGTTAAATATGTTTAGTAGTCTTGTAGGTTTTGGAACAAGGTTTTATAACTTCTCTATTAGTAGTGGTGTTACAGCTACTGAGTATGCTGGAGAGAGACAGGATTTTGTTCGTAATTCAGGTAAAATGACTAATATGATTTGTGTGGCTATTAAGTCTTTGGTATCCGAGATACTTTGGTTAGGTCAAAATGTTCTAGGGGTAGCAGTCAATGCAGACGCTAAGGTTACTGTAACTGCTCAAGATAATATTGTGGAGGCTGATGATAAGGAGAGGGAGCAAGATAGAGCTGACGTTAAAGATGGTATTATGTCTAAGGCTGAGTATCGAGCAAAGTGGTATGGCGAAACTATTGAAGATGCTCAAACAAAAATCAATGCTATTTCATCAGGCACAGCACAATCAGCTGAATAACTTATAACTTTAAAGAGTTTGTATTGTTTATACAATATAGGCTTTTTATTTAGTTTAAATTATGTTTTGTTAGGTATTTTTTAGTATGTTAATATTTTTCTATAACTCCTCTTGACAAAAAATAAAAAGCATGCTATAATACCAGTAAAGTAGTCGAGAGACGTAAAATCGTGGAGGATTGATATTATGGATAATTTAACTAATGTGACAAATGCTACACCTAATACCCAGCAAAATGTGCAGAGTCAGCCTACTCAGACTCAAGTAGTCAATCAGGGGTATCTTACTCAGCCTATTCAGTCAGCACCAAACAATCAGGCATTGTTTACACAGGAGCAACTAAATAGTATTATTCAGGGTAGAGTTAATCCACTGAACCAGAGAGTTCAGGATTTAACATCTCAGTTAACTCAGGCACAGCAGTTATCACAGAGTTACCTTAACGAGTTACAGGATTACAAAAACAAAGAAATTGTTGCTAATGCAGGAGTTCCTGCTTACATGCAAGAGTTTGTTGCTTTTGAAGCTCAGAAGCTTGCTGTTAATGGAAAAAGCTTTGCTGATGCAGTGAAGGAATACACTCAAGCAAATGCTCAATTATTCAATATTGGTCAGAGCATTCAGAACACTCAGCCTACACCACAGACTATTCCATCTGCAGGTCAGGTATCTTCTCAGACTGCTATGCAGAATACGAGTGTCGCTCAAAATCAGCAGGTAATACCAAATCAGCCTAGTGTTGTTGCACAGGTTCAGGGTGTTGTTCAAAATCCTAGTGTTGCTGTTCAGTCTACAGTTCAGACAGGTCAGGTAGCACAGGGTGCTACTTCTTTTACAGGGGTAGTTAATCCAAACGGAGTTAATGATGTCGATAGTGCAGTCGATACATTTCTTCGTAACAAAGGTATACGAAAATAGGAGGTAAATAATTATGGCTTTAGTTGTAGGTCAGGCTACTGTAGCCACTGGTATGTCACCTGTAGTTGAGGGTGGTTTATATGCAGATGAAATTTTTCAGGATGGTGTAACTTTCACATCTGAGCATGATATTGGTAATGCAGGTCAGATTCAGGTTGAAGTTTACTCACCAGATAATAGTATTGAACCAAAGACTCCAGGTGCTGATTTCACAAATAGTGAGTATGCTAACACAGTCATTGATATCAATACTAATAACTCTTTCCAGAAGAGTCAGAAGGTTCCAGCTTATGTTCAGGCTACAATGCCAACATCAGTTCTTTTAAATAAGACTTGGGTAGTAACTGAGGATATTCGTATTGCTCGTCAGAAGACAGGTCTTGCTGTATTAGCTGTTGAGGGGACTGTTTCAGCTGATACTGATGCTATTACATCGGCTAATATTAAGGAAAAGGTTTTAGCTCTTCGTAAAGAGTTAAGAAAGAAACATGCTAGACCTGATGTTGTTCTTGCATCAGTAGATGCTTATTCTTCTATGCTTGAGACAGCTGGTAAAGATTATACACCTGTTTCAAACGATTCAGTTGTTGCTACTGGACGTGTAGGATATTGGATGGGTATGCTTTGGGTTGAGGCTACTTTACTTGGTGGTTCTTTCAAGTATAATGATGCTTCAGGGGTAGCTAAGGTTGTGGATACTTCTAGTATAGAGCTTATCATGTATGACCATATGGCTTACTCTATTATCGATAAGTTAGTTATGTTAAGAACTATTGATAACCCTAATGCAGCAGGTTCTCTTGTTCAGGAAGAGGTTGACTCTGGTTTCAAGGTTACAAATGCAGCTTGTGTAAGCGTCAAAAAAAAGCTTAGTGGGTCTGATAGTATAGAATCTGGTTCTGTAACTACTGAGTCTGCTAGTGCTACAGCACATACTTTAGGTAAGTAATCTAGTGGGTGGCTTGTCCACCCACCTTACTGTAAGTAATATTAATTCTTTTAGTAGAAACTAAAAAGTCTAATATTATTTATAAATTATTTATATACGAATATAAATGACTTATAAGTGATTTTAGAGCAGGAGGTGTTAATTTTGGTAACAGTATCTTATAAATTTTATAAAGATAGTTATAGGGGTAGCCTTTCTGAGGATGATTTTAATAAGAGCTTATTGAAAGCAACTAGGCTTGTTTCAAATAGGACTAATAATAGAATTGATATTGTTTCAGATGATGATACAAATCAGAGTTTAGTAACAGATATTAAACTTTGTATTTGTAACGTTATTGACAAGGTGCAATATTATAGTGAAAGTAATGGTAAGGTTATTGCATCTCAAAGTTCTGGAAAAATATCTGAGTCTTATGTAGTTGATAGTTCAAGGACATCTGTAGAAAGAGATATTGCTGACGTAATAAAGTTATGGCTCTCTAAATACGGATATACAAATGTTGTTTGGATTTGAGGTGATTATATGATATTTAATGACACAGTTTCTATATTTGATAGCGTTGAAACTGATGATGGCATGAAAATATTACAATATATATTATCTAAAGTGTATCTTGAAAAATCGTTTGGTAGTTCGATTGTTGTTGATGGAGAGCGTAAAAATTATAATGCTACTTTATTTATTCCAGATAGTTTTGAGGCTGAAGATGAATATGTAAAACCTAAGTCATGGGCTAGTTTACCTTTTGATAAAAAATTAACTCATTTCACAATAAGACAAAATCAGATAGTTGCACCAATAAATACTCCAGTTAGTTATGTTTCGTTAGATGAAATATTAAATAATGTTGATGATTCTTTCAGAGTAATAGGGGTAGATTATTTAGATAAAGTTTTACCACATTTTGAGGTTTTGTGTAAGTAGGTGATTATATGGCTAAGCATTTTAGCACAATGATTAGAGATGAACTATTGAATTACACGTATGACTCGTTGCAGGATAGAATAATGATTGCAAAAATGAATTTAGCACCTAAAATGGTTAAAGATATTGAACAGTTTGTGCCATATGATACTGGAAATCTTAATTCTAGCGTTAAAATTTCAGCTATGGGTGAGTCAATAGAATATACAGCAGATTATGCAGAGTATGTTTATAATATGCCACCAAGCAATAACTTTAAAACAGATGTTCACGCTAATGCAACTTCACGTTGGGGAGATGTTGCAGCTTTGTTCTATAAAGATTCTTGGTATGATGAGTTTAAGAGGATGGTGATTAGTTGACATGGCTAATATAGTAAATGATACAAGTGTAAAGCAATCTGTAGTTCCAGTTTCTGAACAGATGTTACTTGTTAATTATGTGATTGAGCTTATAAAAAAGTCAGGTATATTTGGAAATCTTGATGTAAAATTGAACTTTTTAAGTTCTGATAAAGACTGTATTTGTATCCGCCTTTTGGATGATGCTACAAAGACACATGAATATGTAGATGGTAGTTATGAGGCACAGATAAGATTTTCCTTAATATATAGACGTCTCAGCGTTAATGGGGTATCCGAAAGAGTTAATGTAATTGATTTAATAAATCAGTTTGGTATGTATTGTGATGCATTAGATGATTTTGAGTTTGTTAATGATACAATTTATATCAACACAATAACACAACAAACTAATGCAGGTTTGATTTATAGAGATGATAGTGGTATCGAAGACAATAGTGCAAACTTTGTTTTAAGATATGATAAAAATTAAGGAGGTAATTAAATTATGGCTAAAGTAAAGTCGAGTCTTATGGCTGTTTATCTTGGAGTAACTGCTAATGCAACAGACTACAATAGAGTTGGTGCTAACTGTGAGTCACTTACAATCAACCTTAACCCTACTGAGACTGATTATGCCGATGTAACTATGGATGTTACTCAGACAGACCTTGAATCTTACAAAGTAACTGTAGAGGGTTCTGGTAAATATGATAAGGGTGACCCTATTTATGATTTATTCTATAAGTTATATCGTGGTCAGACTGTTCTTGACGCAGCTAAGTTCCCATTGCTTATCGTTCATAGATTTGATGAAAATAAAGCAGACTTGTATGAAAATACTACAGTAGTGCTTAACTCAATCAATCTTACTGGTGCTGAGTCATTAGAGGTAGATTTCAAGTTATCTACTAATGCTTCACCTAAAGCTGGAACAGCAACAGTTAATGCGTCTGATAACTACAAGACAGCAACATTTGCACCAACTGCAGCACCAAAAGAGTAGTTTATATCAACAAAATGGGGTATCTCTAAACTAAATAAGATACCCCTTATTTATTAAATAGGAGGATGATATTATGAATCGTGAACAGCGTAGAGCACAAATTAAACAGTTAGGTAAAAAATTTAGTGGCTTAGACATAACTAAAGGAACGTTAGATATACCGATTAATGCTAGTGGCGACTTTGTCACACTTGATTTAATGAACTTCGATAATATTTATTATCTTTCTGAAATGGCTGAAAAGTTCTCAGATTTACAGGGTTCTTACGCAGAGGATTTCGATGCTATTGATAGTATAAAGGATAATGTAAAGAAATCTATGGCTCTTATTAGAGTTTACAAAAAGATTATTGATGACTTTGCAGGTTATGTTGATAAGCTCTTTGGGGTAGGAGCAACCAAGCGTATCTTTGGTAATGAGACCCCAATGCCACAAGCTATTGGAGAGTTTATTGAAGATTTATCTCCAGTTCTTCAAGCTGTATCTACTCTTATCTCTAATGAAAATAACAGTGCTTCAAACGTCCAGTCAATCCTATCATCTTCTAATATAACAAAATACTCTGGAGATAGATTAGGTAATGTATAATATGTTATTAGACAGATACCCTACAGAGTATTTGGGGTATCTGTTAAGAACTGATTATCGAATTGGTATACAGATTACTCTTATATTAGAGGACTTTGAATTAGATGATGATGAGCGTATGATTAAAGCACTTGAATTGCTTTACGGATATGGTATCCCAGATGACATAAATGTTGCATTAAATGGGTTAAAATGGTTCATGAGTTGTGGTAAAAAGTGTTCAGATGATGATTCAACTGAATATCTTGATGCTAGTGATATTGATGAAGAGGTCGAAGATTCTATATCAGATAATGGTAGAATCGCTTATGATTTCGAGATTGATAGTGATTTGATTTATGCTTCAATGTTCAGCCAATATGGGGTAGAAATCGATAAGGAAAAAATGCATTGGTTTAAATTCATTTCAATGTTTAGATGTCTTAAAGATACTGAGCTAAATGATTTAATGTATTATCGAACTGTTGATATATCTAAGTTACCTAAGGCTCAGAGAGCAGACATGCGTAAATTGCAGGACAAATATCGTATTCGTAAAGTTACTGCACAGCGTAAAGCAGAGTTAGAGGCTTGTTTTGGCGATGAGTGGAAAAAGCATATTTAGGTGGTGTTAATATGATAGTTAATATAGGCGAAAGTGTTTATGATATGCCAGTAGAGCTTTTCAATAAGACCATTGAATTAGCACTTGAAAAAAATACTTCAAGGTATTTTATATATTGTTTAGTTTTACAGGACGTATATATATTGGCTAATGATTTTTTCGATGATAAAGAGCAATTCTTAAAAATACTTCGCAGTTATGTGGAACAAGGCTTTAATGTATATTTCATAGAGGAAGGTGTTAAGTGTGTTGAACAATCAGGGTAACCGTGTTATTTGCCCTTATTGTGGTTACAGATTACCTATCTCATATAGTTCAAATTCGAACTGCAAAGAAATTTTAGTGAATTGTAAGGGCAGGTCTTGTAAAAAAAGTTTTAATCTTATTATAAAAGATGGTGTGCAAAAGAACCTAGTTCCAGATGCTGATACTATTTCAGCATTTCAACAGGTTTTTGGTAGTGAATATAAAAAACATATCCTAGATATATTTGGGGTATCCATATAAAGTGTTCAAGTAGAGCCATTATGTGCCGATGAACTTTCAATAAATTTTGGAGGTGGTGCATAATGGCTCATTCTGTTGTTATACCTGTAGATGTAGAATTTAATATGAATAAAGCACAGTTGAATGGTATAAGTAAGGCTATAGATGACGCTTTAAAAACGAAAAACATTAAGACTAAGGATTTTTTTGCACCTATAAACAATAGTGCTAAAAAGCTTAGTGTAAATCTTAAGGGATTAAAACTTGGAGATTTCTTTAACAGTTTTTCAAATAGTGCTAAAAAATTATCTAGTAGTTTATCTCATATAAGCACTAGTGTAAAATCATTATCATCTTCATTTTCAGGCTTAAGGGGTATTGCAGCACGAGCTTTAAGTATTACAGCTATTGGAAATGTTGGTAAAAAAATGGTTAAGTTATCATCAGATATAATAGAAATACAAAATGTAGTTGATACTGTATTTGAAGACATGGCTGATGATATAAATGACTTTGCAAAATCAGCATTAAATTCATTTGGTCTTACTCAATTACAGGCTAAAAATTTTGCATCAGTTTTTGGTGGTTTATTAGAGGCATCTGATATTACAGGTGAAGCACAAAAAGAGATGTCTATAAATCTTACAAAATTAACTGGTGATGTTGCATCATTTTATAACCTAGATTATGATGAAGTTTTTAATAAATTGCAGTCTGGATTAACTGGCGAAGTTAAGGCTATGCGAGCATTTGGTGTAAACATGACTGTAGCAAATATAGAGGCATGGGCTTTATCTAAGGGTATAACTAAATCATATGAGTCAATGAGTCAGGCTGAAAAAACAGCTCTAAGATATAATTATATGTTGGAGAAGTTATCAAATGCACAAGGCGACTTTAGTAAGACTCAAGGCTCTTGGGCTAACCAAACTCGTATATTAGTTAGTCAGATTCAACAGTTAGGAGCTATATTTGGTGGTTTCTTACAGAAGATATTGTATCCAATATTGACAGTAATAAATCAGATTATTGGTCTTGCTATTTCAGGTGCATCTGCTCTAGCTAAGATGTTTGGATTTGATATGGAGAGTCTTCAGGTTCAGCAAGGAGTAGCAGGAGCAGGTGCAGGGGTAGCCTTAGGTGATATCGGTGCTAGTGCTATGGATGATTTAGCAGATAGCACAGATGACGCTACAAAGGCTCAGAAAAAGCTTAATAAAGAGCAGAATAAGAGTTTAGCAAATATACATGAGTTAAATGTGTTAAATTCAAATAAGTCATCTTCTGATTCTTCAGGAGGCTCAGGTTCTTCAGGGGTAGGTGTAGGAGGAGCAGGTGGCATTGGCTTTGATTTATCAAAATATAAAGATATATCAGAGACTAAAAATCCTATAAGCCTTTTAATGGAGAATATGATGAGAGCTGCTAAGGATGGTAATTGGCGAGGTATAGGCTCTCTATTAGCTGCAGATGTAAATGAAGTAATGTCAAAAATAGACTTAGCACAGTATATACCAAAGGTTCAAGCTGGTGCTAAAGCATTGGCAGATGTATTGAATGGCTTTGTTCAAAATTTACATTTTGATGACATTGGTCGTATTATAGGCGAAGGTCTTAATCTAATACTTAAGAGTATTAATACATTTTTTGACCAATTTGATTTTATATCATTAGGTCAACAGCTTGCTGTAGGTTTAAATAGTTTAATAGCTACTGTAGACTTTGTAGCATTAGGTCAGTTTTTAGTAAATAAATTGAATGCTGTATTCCAGACATTAGCTGGATTCGTTACTTCATTTAATTGGTCTGATTTAGGTCTTAAATTAGCAGAGGGTATAAATAGTATATTTGATAATTTTGATTTCGAGTCATTTTCAATTGCTGTTTATGCAGGTATAAATGGGGTATTTGAGTCCATAGGAACAGCAATATTGAATTTAAAATGGGGTAGCATAGGTTCAGAATTTGCGAAGAGTTTTTCTACTATATTTGGACATATTGATTATGGCTTAATACTTTCAACAATTATAAAAGGTATTGAAGGTATTCTTGTATCTCTCTCAACATTTTTTGCTGAGATTGACTGGGCTTCTATAGCTGAACAGCTTAAAGTAGGTATAAATACTGCAATAAGCGTTTTAGGAGATGTAGACTTTTCTACAATAGCATCAAATATATCTACTGGACTTATTAATTTGATTAGTTCATTAGCTGAGTTAATCAAAGGTATTGATTGGATGCAGTTAGGAGCTAATTTATATGAAGGTATTAAATCTATAGTATTAAATATCGATTGGTCTGGTTTAATAGGCTCAATTGGTGAGTTAATATTTAATGCAGTAGGTGCATTAAGCACCACACTATTAACTTTAGTTGCAGGGTTAGTGACAGACATAATGAGCGTATTATGGGGTATTGCAGGATATATATCAGATATGCTTAAATCTACTATAGCTGTAGTAATGGAGTTTGTAGGTAATATAATAGGTTTGGTTATCACTAATCTTACGAGTTTAGCAACAAATATAACTGGTTGGCTCGGAAATACATTAGGCTCAATAACAGGTTGGTTCTCGACATTAGTCAGCAATATAACTAGTTGGCTTGGGAATATACTAGGTTCAATAACAGGTTGGTTTACGAGTTTACTAACAAATATAGCTGGTTGGCTTGGTAATATATTAGGCTCATTGACTGCTTGGTTTACATCGTTACCATCAAAAATAGGTGGATGGTTATCAGGGGTAGGTTCAACTATTTCAGGTTGGTTTACTGGCATATGGACTAATTTTACTTCATTCTTAGGCAATATTATAACATATATAACAGGCACTTTTAGCAATGCTTGGTCTAAGGCTTGGGAGGGTATAAAGAGTGTATTCTCTAGTATATTCGATACAATAGGTGGGGTATTTAAGGGT